GTAGCAGTTATAAGAGTTTATGCAACAGATGAAAAAGGCAAAAGAACAAAGACAGATAGACGTGTTGCAAAGCCAGTTAAATCTTTAAGAGTTTCTTCTGAGGCAATTGATAATGAAAAAATGTATGACACAGAAGAAACCATGCAAAAAGTTTCTGAATCAAGATTAAGAGAACTTGTTGAAAATTATAACAAAGGCAAAGATGGTGATAAAAAAATTACCGTAGCAACCCTACAAGCAGTTTATCGCCGTGGCATTGGAGCATACAGAACTAATCCATCATCAGTGCGTGGCAGTGTTTCTAGTGCAGAACAATGGGCAATGGGTAGAGTAAATGCGTTTATGGCTGGGCTGCGTGGAAGATTCCCAAGAAAACCATTTGATTTAGATCTATTTCCAAAAGGACATTCAAGATCAACAAAGAAATCATTGTTTGAAGATTTTGCAAAAAGCGTAGATAAACCAGAAAGAGTTGTAAACCTTTTTCCTGAGTCTAATCCAATAATTAAACAAGCAGAGGGTTGGGGCGGATCTATATTTGATTTAAATCCGTTTAAAAAATAATGGCTAAGAAATCTTCTGCGTCTTATTATTCAAGCCGTGCATTTAATCCAATGCAAATTAAAGATGGAAGAATTGTTCGTTTAAGAAAAGACGGTAGTGTTAAAGCGGACTTAGGTCCATACAAACCAAAACATAAAAAGGTGGTAAGCAATGGCTAACAAAGAGCAAAAGGGTAATGTTAATAAAAAGAAAGAGCCAAAGATGACTCTTAAAGAAAAACGTGCTGCAAAGCAGGAGAAAAAGAGCAAGAGTAATGGCTGATACATACACTCCTACATCTGGCATGAAGGCTGCTGCTAGACGTGCATTAAAATGGAAAGAAGATGGCAAAGCAACAGGCGCAGGAACTCCAGTAGGTTGGGGCAGAGCAACAGATATTGTAAATGGATCAGCAATGTCTCTTAGTACTGTTAAACGTATGTTTTCTTTTTTCTCCCGTCACGAAGTAGATAAAAAAGGTAAAGGGTTTTTTGATGGTCCAGAGTTTCCTTCTAATGGAAGAATTATGTGGGACGCATGGGGTGGCGATGCAGGCTTTTCTTGGAGTCGTGCAATTGTAGAAAGAGAAAAGAAAAAAGTAGAAAAGGTTTGGGACGAAAGTCCATTTAGTTTTAGAAAGGGGTAAAGGGTGGAAGACTTGGGTGTTGAAGAATTAAAACAATTAATTAATTACTATAAACAGAGATCATCAGATCTTGAGTTTAGCGTATTACAATTACAGATGAAGTTAAATAAGATTATCTCTCTTCAGGAATCAAAGCCAGCAATAAAAACTGTTGTAGAAAAAAAATAATATTTAAAAAATAGGAGAATTATGCAAGAGTTAATTGCTATAGGTTTGACATTACCTCTTGTTTGGGTTATACTTAAATTAATGAGAAAGAAGGCTAGAAAGAAATTTTCAAAAACCTTATATCGTCAAAGCGACATACACAGGTTATTAAAATATTTTTTTTCAATTCGTTTACCAAATAACGAAGGTCCTTCTTCACAGTTGACAAAGCGTAAAGAAAAGAGTATGATTAAAGTCATATTTGTAGATAATCAGGCATACTGGGTATCTGAAAATACGTTTTTTGTTGCTGAGTCTGTTAATGGCGAGATTCAACGTCAGACTGCTAGGCCAGTAAATACAAACGGTTTGTCAAAAGTAGATCTTGATAAAATGCTATTCATCTTGGATAGCCTAAAGAATGGAAGTAAAAATGATAGTGGCAGTTCAGGGAACGAACGATTTTGATGATTACAACATCTTCATTCGTGCCATGGGCGTTGCTATGTCTAGCATGAAGGAAGAAGACAAGGAGTTCGTAATATACTCCGTAGGACCTGTAAAAATTAATTCTTTTGTTTCTGAGTTTTGTAATTTATCAGAACGTGGAATGAAAGGAAGAGGTCGTAAAATTAAATTTTATAAAGTAACAAGTTCTTGGTTAGAACAAAATATAAATACTTTAAATTATTTTGCTTTTCTTTCTAAACCAAAACAGACTAACTCTAAGTTAGTTTCTGTTGCTGAACTTAATAATGTAGAAGTTGGAATTTTTAAATATTAAAGGGGAACAATGATAATTGATAAATTAGAAAAAATGGAAAAGATAGTAAAGTCTAACTACATGCTTGCTTGGGTTGGCTGGGATGTTGCAGAACGTAAAAAAACAGATATGGGCAGAACCGCCGTAAATGGCGTAAGGGTCAATGGTCAGTGGTACACACAACGAGTATTTAAACTGAATCGCAATGGCTGGGATATTCCTAACAAATATACGATGTAGGTGCATAAATGAAACAGCACTTATGGAAAGACAACGCTACATGTCTTGGTCTTGAAAACAATTTATTTTTTGACAAATATGAAGAAGACGTAGACGTTAGACCAATAGTAGATTCAGTCTGTGCCTCTTGCCCAGTTAAAAAAACATGCTTTGCAGTTGGTGTTTCTAATAAAGAATGGGGAGTCTGGGGCGGTATTTATTTAGAAAACGGAGAAATATCAAGAGAGTTTAACAACCATAGAAGTAAGAGTGGTTGGGCAAGCACTTGGGAATCTTTGACTATGGACAAATAAATGTACACATCTGATATGCGTAGAGCCCTTCATTCTATAATTCCGCCTAAAGGGTTTGGTGTTGAAGTTATTGACAATGAACATTTTCTTACGATAAAATTAGATGAGAAAAAATTTAAAGCAATGGTTCATGATGAAAAAATAGAAGCACTGAAGTATGTTGTTCAAATAAAAAAGGCTTTAGAAATGAATGGAGCAATTGTGCTAGTTACAAGAGAGGCACTAAAGTAATGCAAACCTTTCTACCCTACAAAGACTACGATCAATGTGCGGAGATACTTGACAATAAGAGATTAAATAAACAGATATTAGAGGGCTATCAGATACTCAAGGTTTTGTCTGGTCAATCTCCATCAGGGGCTTGGCGCAATCATCCAGCGGTATTGATGTGGAAGAGCGCTGAGAAATCATTACGCCTATATACCAAAGCCATGATTAAAGAGGCTAAGGTAAGGGGGATTAAGACAGACAAGAACGAGGCCAACATAGAGGCTCTGGAGGCCCTTTCTGGGCAGATTTGGGGTATCTCTAAGCCTTTCTGGCAAGGTAGTATACATATAGATCGTGTCAATATTACTCATAGGGCTAACTTATATCGTAAAGATCCTATTTACTATGCTGAGTTTTATCAAGATACCCTGAGTAAGTATAATAAGCCTTGCTGTGATAAGTGTTTATATTATTGGGTTACTCATGCTACCCGCACAGTTTGACAATTTCAGGATAAACTAGTACAATTAGATACATGGAGGCAAGTTGTGGATAACATTATTATTGCTGTTCTGGGAACCCTTACGCTTTCTTTTGCTATAGCCTACCTATCCGTATTGCATAGGCTTTCTAAACTAACTCAGGATTTTGCTAAACTTTTTATATCTCATGAATCATTACAAAATTTTGTCAAAAAAAATAAATTTGAGTCAAAAAGCGATGAAGACATTCATAAAGAAAATTTTATTAAATTTTTATCAGACTCTCGTGATTGGGCTTTTGGCTATATCGAAGATGTTCAAAAAGGATTAGAAAAATTTATTTCTTATGCAGATCCAGAAATTAATTATTTTGATGAAAATAGCGACACGTCTAAAGGAACTGACTATCATAAGTTTATGAAAAATTTTTCCAAGGAGTATGAAGAATTAAAAAAACTCATGCCAGTGGACACAATAAAAAAAGATGCTTGATTTAAGGGGAATTCCAACATGTCAATGTCCAGAGTGTGGTGGCATATTGTTTAGGGCTTTAGTTGGATTTGATCCAGAAACATACACCATATCAAACTATCATTTAGATATGCAATGCAACGAGTGTGGAGCCTTAGCAACTGCCCCTACCCCACCAGATCATCCCACTAACCCAAGTAGTGAAATGGGAATGAAAGAATGAAAGAGATAGTTTTATCAACTATAACAGGTTTTGGATGCGGTGCAGTGTTCGCAGCATTCAAATTGCCAGTACCAGCACCACCAGTTTTTGCGGGAGTCGCAGGAATTATTGGTCTATGGATTGGTTTTACAATACTAACACAAATTATATCCTAGGAGGAATAATGGAAAAAATAATCAATGACAAAACTAAGGCAATGCTAGCGTCCTACGGTCGCTCAGTTCTTGCATCTGGTCTTGCTTTATACATGGCTGGCGTAACAGATCCAAAAGATTTGTGGGCTGCACTAGTTGCTGCTATTGCTCCAGTTGCACTAAGAGCACTTAATCCAAACGATACAGCATTTGGTATTCTACCTGATGCCGCTGATGTTGATAAGGCTTTAAAGTCTGCAAAAGCAAAAGTAAAAAAAGTTACTAAAAAGTAATTTATTTTATATCAGATAGCCAGTCTAGAAATGGGCTGGCTTTTCTGTTTATTCATTAATAACTTTTAACCATTTATCCTTTAAAGCATCTACAGAAAAATTATTAAAGCCTATATCTGTAGCCTCTTGCTTGGACTGATACACATTATCGCTGTTAATATAATTATCAATTAGTTCTGCTAATTTTTCAGGGTTAGCATTATAAATATTTACCATTAATTTAGTTTTAAATTTCCCACCTATGCTTGAATCCACTAACCACTTTTCTGGAAGTATGTGGTTGTTAGGAGAGATGTTTGTCATAAAAACGGGTAGACCACTAATTAAAGCCTCATTCATAGGTAAACATAATCCTGCATACCGCCTTGGTAAAACCATTGCATCAAATCCATCATACAGGTCTTCTTTATTGTTTATGTTGTCATTTTTAACAGTTATTCTTTCATCTTTAAGATTAAAAACCAATGGGGTTTGACTTGTTATTACAAGTTCATAATCTGCTTTTGAATAACTCAACATTTCTATTACGGAGTCAGTTCCGTTTCTGTCTTTTGATGCTTTTTTACCAGCAACATGAAGTATGCGTTTGTGAGTTCTTGATAAATTATTTTGTCTTGCTTTATTAAATAAAGATGTATCTGTTGGCGGTGGTAGGTGAATTAGTTTTGTTTTTGACCCAAACCTTTCATTAACAATATCCATGTTCCATACACTTGGAGAAATTAAAACAGTTGGCAGTTTCCATTCAGGGTTTGACAAATTACCAAATAGTTCGTAATTATATTGCAAAATAGTTTTTACACCACGCTTGTTTGCAAACGCTATTAAATTTTGATCATAAAAAGTTTCACAACTTAACACAACATCTACATTATTTAAAAATATTTTTATTTGTTGAACAGAAGGGAAACCATCTGTTTTAATACAATCATACTGGTCATACCACTCTGGGTGTTGTTCGTTTCTATTAAACGAGGTAGAGTCAATTAAAAGAATCTTATCAGGATTAAGCATATTAACTAATTCTCTAGTCTGATTACCAAGGCCAGTATTATCTGATCTTGCTATGATTCCTAGTCTCATTCTTTATACCCCCAAGTTTTATCATCGGAAGTATACTTTCTTGTACCTTGGCGACCATCTAAATGATAAGAGCGTTTTATATGTCCTTCAGGATGATATATCCAAAGTTTGTGCATATCCCAACCCTCTTGACTAAACTTCCCATATGGAGTTATATCATCTTGAATTGCTCCATGAAATGTATCTTCTATAAAAAATTTATCTTTACATTTTGGTAGCACAATATCTTTATAATATTTTTTTCTACTTAAATGTGGTCGCTGACTCCATTGTGTAGTTTTCATAAAGCCATCTTCTAATCCAAACATAAGATGTTCGTGATCTTTTGGTATAAATGATTCAAAATGAAAACGAATAGTGTTTGCCTTGTTGTATTCAAACATATCCAAGCACTTATCCCAGTCTATTGGTGTATCTGGAGTCAAAGGAGCATCGCCTTCAACGTAAAGTAATAGCGGTGTTTTAACTTCAGTAATTGTTTGACGCATCATATTGGTTTGATGACTATGCTCTTTAAATATAAATGGTAATATGTTTTTATCTTCATGTAAACACTTCCACAAAATGCGATTTTTATATTTATCATAATCTTTTTTACGATTTTGTTGTTCTTCTCTAAGACCATCTATCTGCATAATAATTTCGTTGTCTGGAAAATGAACACGAATATCACTAATAGTTTGATCTATCATTTTTGTGCTTGGGTGATCTGTAATTACAGAAGTAGCCATGACAATTGTTATATCTCTTTTATGCATTTATTTGCCTCATTAACTCAATAAAAAGATCTCTTTTATATTTAATCCACCAACAAACAATTTGATGCATTTCAGATGTGTAGTTATTTAATAAGTCAGGTAATAAATTAGATAGGGTTTGCCAATTTTCAACAGTTTTTATTGAGTGCTCACCTTGAAATAAAAAATTAAAAAAATCTGTATTTTGCATTTTTGAATCTAACTTATCTCCTATGGGCAAACAAAGCATTTCAATTGCTTCATAGAATCTAAATGAATCAATAACCATTGCTCCACTAGGGCAAGGAACAATCTTTGATAAAAACATTTTATCGTAATATGATTTTGGACTTAAGCCTTCCGCAAATCCATTAGTCGGATTATAAAAAGAGTTTGGTATGTCAGGCATAACAGTTGCAAGTTCTTGCCTTCTTTGATGAGTTATTTGTCCTGAAAAAAATACATCGTAAGATTTATCTTGATACTCTGGTAAATTATTTGATAGATGTTGTGGAACACCTAACGCTAATTTATTATATTGTGAATGTTTTCTGTGAGGGTATTGAATCCAAATCTCAATATTACTATGCTCTATCTTATCAACCTTAAAGGTAGCGCTTTCATCTCCAGTAATAAATAAAACTACCCTGCCTATCTTACTTAACTCTTCAGATATTTGATCTTCAAAATCTACATTTTGTGGTCCAGGAATGACAACAAAGGCTCTATCTACATTAGGCAAAGTTGTTACTCTGTCTGGTTTAATTTTGTTTTTATTAAAAAATTGTTTTAATAAACCGTAATCCCATTTATCAGCAGCACAATCTTCTTGTTTAACTGAGTAAAGATATGCGTTTATCATTTTGTAGACCTGACAAACATCCATTCAGGATGCATATGATTTGTAAAGATTAAATTTTTAAATCCTATTTCTTTTAATATATTATTAATCTCAGACTTTGATGTTTGATAAGAGTATGGAGAGTTCTCTTCTCCAATAACAAATTGAAAGAATAAATTCCCACCAACTTTTAATTTATCATATGCAAGTTTTACATAATTAATTTTTTCTTGATGTTCAATATGCTGAAAAACTAGAATTGAGTATACAAAATCAACACTGTCTGCAAGTTCCTGATACTTTATATTATTTCTTTTAGGTGCAAGGTTTATCATTTCATCTGAAATATCTATTGCATAAAAGTTACAGTTGCTATATTTGTCTGCCAAAGGAACCAGAAGTCTTCCTATTCCACATCCAATTTCTAAAACATTATTCCAAGAGTCATTATTATTTTCTATAAGATTTAAAAATGTTTCAGTAGATGCCCACTCATCTGCAATATATTTATATCTTACATCTGGATCCGCTGCAGCATTATCCCAAAATATTTTAGATTGATTCATAATATAAGTGTACTTCATGTTGATAGTCAAGCAATGTTTCTTTATA